TGCTTCGTAAGCAAGGCGGGAGCGACATTGACCCACTCTCACTCTCTTTCCGCAAGGAAAAAGGCCGCCGAATGTATTTTGGCTTAGATCTCTGTTCCCCTGACCTCTGGAAAGGAATCTTTACCAAATACTTTGACGGCTTCGAATACCGAATCCTCACCCTCGAAGAAGCTATCAATGGAATACCCCACCTCGGAAATTTCCATGGAATAGCCCTTGATACTTGTGCCGGCCACCCATTCGCACAATACCACTACACTCGAGGTGATCTCATTATTCGAGACTCACCCTACACTAATGTAAGTCCCTTTGTCCTTGGGACTTACCCCTCACCTGATATGTTTGTAGATCAAACCACCCCCGGCCTGTGGGTCCATCCGGACCTGCAGACCGCAATCTACATGACATTTTACCATGCCAAACTCGGCCTTGTAACCCCTGCCTACTTTCTCTATTGTCTTAAAGACGAACTCCGCCCACTTGAAAGAGTAGCTAAAGGTTACACCCGAGGCTTTGCCATGGGCTCCATTCACCACCTCATCTTTTGCCGGATGGTAATGGGTCTAGTCATCTCCACTATAGAAAAGGGTGTCGACCACGACATCTGCGTTACAGCAAATCCCTATTCTTCTGACTGGACCCGTATGTTCTCCATACTTTCCTCATTCGGCAACAATTTTTGGTCTCACGACATAGATGGCTGGGATATTAACTTTTTCGTCCAAAAGTTTTGTCCCGGCTTTCTCTACGCCATCCACCACTTCCTCCGCATCCCCTTACACTCTTTTGAGTATAACTGTTTCACAACGGTCACCTACAGCACCTTGTACGGCCGTTACGTCATTCGAACCCTCATCATAATCCGAATTAACATGCCTTCAGGAGCGTATGTAACTACGATCTTTAACAGCATGGCTAATTCAGTGAAACATCGTCGAATCTGGAAACAAGTCTCCAATGAACCGTTTGACGAGCACAACGCCATGAAGGTTGGAGGTGATGATTCAGTCTTGTCCACAGACAACTCTTCAAAAGATATCTTTAACGGCTTAGTAGTATCCAAACTAGCCAAAGAAATTTTTAACCACACTCACACCTCCAGCACCAAAGGCGAAGTAACTCTTCCGTTTGACGAACCAGACTCTACAGTTTTCTTCAAACGCCCTTTCAAACTAACATCCGGAGTAGCCCTTGCTCCTCTCGACCCTATCACTCTCGAATCCATGCCCCAATGGATTATGAAACCCAAGAATGGAATGTCCTATAACGAACAGTTTAAACAGAATTGCCACAACGCCCTCCACGAATGGGCCTTGCATCCCAAAGAGCAATTTGAGAAGCACCTTTCTATCCTCAACGGATTCCTTGCAGAATTCGGCCCCACTTTTCTGTATCCACAATCCTACGAAGAAAGAATGGCACTACTCACCCGTACTGTCTCCCAATAAAGACAAATTCATTCCGCATGTAACAGCGCAAAAATACCCAGGTTAGATGAAGTTACTGGATCTCAACCACATCGAAGCGTTAATTCTCTTCTAAAACGAATCCCCCACGGCTACTTCACTAGCACTGAAATGCCCTCACTCATACCTACAGCGGTCAGCTTTAGCGAAAAGAAAGCCCCGAACCCAGTATGAACTGAATAAACACTTTTCACCCATTATCCTTAGGGTCTGATCGCCCTCTGGAATGCAAATTGATCACAAGACACCACATCCTCCTCATCAACTACCTCAGGCACGCCTGTAGGTACCGAATCGACCCCGACTGACATTCGGCAGTCCCAACTCACACAATTTCAAGATGTCGCCCCTCAACTTGAAGTTGTCATTCCAACCAATATCCCCCGTCCCATATCCAATCCTTACGCCGATGTCGTCCAAGACATGCTCATGCGTGAGTACCAGATGGATACATGGAATTGGGGAATCACTCCAATCAATAAGTTCTACAACTTTCCCCAGTATATCATTCTCAACACCTCCACGTGGCCGATGCTTATGCAGCTCTTGCAAATGTATCGCTACTATCGCACAGACATTGAGATTCGTATCAAAATGGAGACCACCCCATTCCATCAAGGTTCCCTTCTCATAGCCCACATGCCTGGTGGTGTTAGTAGCAACCCATCCACAACTACAATGTCAGGACTTAACGCTTACGTCCTCTGTGCCTCTAAGCAAGATGAATGTAAATTCACCATTCCGTACCTATGCCCACGCCCATGGATGGATCTTACCGAAGACCCATACATAGGCCCTGACTCCTCCATAGGCACTTTGATGATTAGCACTCTCAACACACTTATTCCTACACAAGCCAACATGCCCTCCTCCGTCCCCGTGATGATATATTTTCGCTTCGTTAACATGAAACAAATGTCTCCAGTTTCCGGTATTACTCCACAGCCCCTTAAGCGTTTTACCGCCGAAGCCCATATGTCCACACATCACAACAAAGAAGCCGCCAAGAAGCACTCCTCTGGCGTTGACTCTTCATCGATAGTTTCTTCCGTCTCTGCGCTCATTAAGGAAGTACCTGTAGTTGGTGGAATTTATTCTACAGCCGTCGGCGTACTGAAAAGTCTCGCCCCTGACTTAGCTAAACCCACTGACCAGTCAGCGCTTAACCAGAACATTAATTTGTTCGGCGGACAGACTGCTACTACTCAAGGCCTCGAGTATGCAGTAGAACTATCAATGTACCCAAACGCACAAGTTGTCCAAAATACTGAATTCTACGGTATGCAAAGCTCCCACATGGGCGTTTCGAGCCTCGCTCAACGCCCCATGCTACATAATGCAGTCACTTTGTCTAATGTATCCCCCACATATCAGACACTAGCTACTCCCCTGTTTTCTCAGACCTTTGGTAATACTACCATAACCCTAGGCCCCCTAGCAACAACAGATTGGCTGTATAATGTAACCCGCGCTTTTGCATATTGGAGAGGTAGTATTAAGTACCTTCTTCACTTCTGCGTCCCATCTTTCTACGCATTTCGAGTCCAGATCTCAGTACAAGATCAAAATGGCGTTTCCGTCACTCAAGTCGGAGATGTCATAAATAAAATCGTAGATATCAAGGGCGACACCGTTGTCACCCTGAACGTTCCTTATGTTCGAAATCTCTGCTGGTCTTCGCCCCACCAAGACATAGCAGAAGCGTCTTCTTACCTCCCCCCCCTGGTAATCGTTCAAATAATTACCCCGATAGTTGGTAGCTCAGCCCCAACCACACCACTTGTTTATTTGAATGTATGGCGTTCAGGTGGCGAAGACACCTCATTCGCCAGGCTTGTCGGCGCTCGCGACGGATCTGCACTTAGCGCAGAAGCCCACATGAACATGAACGAAATGTTCAAGAAACCGTTCGATACCCTTCTCCCCGGTCAAGTTCAATCTACTGAGCAGAAAGAAAATATGGCCGACGTTGCAGGAAGCGTCAGTGATTGTCTGAAAAGACAGTCGCAACACGTTACTATGGTAAGTCCGTTCAACACGGTCTTTTCAACATTTCCCTCCTGGTTTAACCCTGGAGCCTTTAGCGTCAACTTCCTAACCATAGGTCGTGAACCGCTTCACTATTTCGCCAATATGTTCATGTTTTGGCGAGGTTCACGTATCCTCAAGCACTACAGCTCTGGAACGTTACTTGGTCTTCAAGGTATTGACACAAACTCGACATGGGGTGACGGATGTTCGCTCTGGTTTCCCAATGGCTCCGATACAAATCCCCCATATTTAATCCATAATGAACAGTACCAAGTCCCTTATTACTCAGTTCTCCCTTATTTTCCCACCTACAATTCATTCTCCCTGCTTCCAAGCACGTTTTATTCGAACAGCACCTTAAATTTCGCCGCCCACGGTTATGCCCCAACCGATTTAAGGACCACGTCTGTTCTCACAAGCGTCACAGGTTTAACATTGCAAGGTGGAGATGATATTATGTGTCTCTACCCAGTCCCTTTCTTCCCACTAGTGTACTACCCGGGAAGTCAAGTTGAACAACCTTCATCTTCATCACAAAGTCCCAAACTTAATGTGGTGGCTCCTCCTGTACCGAAAGACAGGCTTATGCGCACCCGCGCACCGAAAACTTAACCGAATCCGACCCCGGCTCCGACCGGAAAGGTAGTAGCATAGTTCTCACCTAAATCATACGAAATACACGATACGTATGGTTAACAATTACTCCACCTAATTATAATTTATTATATTTGGCCCTCACCCAACACGTTGTTGGACAGGGGGGTGGTTTCCGTTATTGTTTAATTATATCGCGC